TCGTTAGAGGATTTGATAGCATGGAAAGCAATGGTATAAAAATACATATTAGTAAAGTCAATACCCTCTTCCGAGCCATAGTGAATTCTCTCCTTGCCCAAGTAACCGTGTAGATTCATCTGTCCAAGACCGATAGCACGAGACCTCTTGTTGCCCTCGGCAATTGACATTACGGATTCAATGTAGCTGAGATCTGCAACAGAGGTCAGAGCCTTAATCGCAGTGTCTACGGTCTTACCAAAGTCTGGAGACTCCATAGCCTTGGCGATATTAAGAGAGCCCAGGTTACAGCTGATATCCTTACCAACCTTGTCATAAGACAGGTCTGCGTTATATGTTGTGGGAGTGTTTACCTGCAAAATCTCAGAACAGAGATTGGACATATTAATACGACCAGCAATTGGGTTAGCCTCGTTCACGGTGTCTTCATACACAATGTAAGGGTATCCCGATTCGAACTGTAGCTCTGCAATGGTCTCAAATAGAAGGCGAGCCTTCATCTTCTTCTTACGAATGTCTGGATTGTCTACCATTTCCTGGTACTTCTCAGTAACAGAGATGTCTGACATAGGCATTCCATATACCCTCTCAACGTCGTAAGGAGAGAACATGTACATGTCGTCGTTATTCTTAGCCAGCTCAAGCGTGATGTCTGGAACAACTACCCCCAGACTAAGAGTCTTAATCCGAACCTTCTCGTCAGCATTCTCTCGCTTGGTGTCAAGGAACTGCATAATATCTGGGTGGTGTGCATTAAGATACACCGCGCCCGCACCCTGACGGGCTCCAAGCTGGTTAGCGTAACTAAAACTGTCTTCTAATAGTTTCATTACTGGCAACACACCAGAGGACTGGTTTTCAATCTTCTTGATTGGTGCCCCTGACTCTCGTAGATTTGTTAGGTTAAGAGCTACACCCCCGCCTCGCTTCGACAACTGCAGCGAAGAATTGATGCCGCGTGAGATCGACTCCATATTATCTTCGATACGAAGCAGGAAGCAAGATACAAACTCGCCCCTCTGCTTCTTGCCCGCGTTAAGGAAGGTTGGTGTAGCTGGCTGAAAACGCCCAGAAATAATCTCATCGACGAGATCTTGGGCAAGCTTTTTGTCGCCCCTAGCAAGCATTAGGGCATTCATGCATACGCGGTCTTCAAATCTTTCGAGGTAGCGTTCACCATCAAAGGTCTTCAGGGCGTAGCTGGTATAAAACTTAAAAGCTCCCAGAAAGGTGGGGAAGCGGAACTTATATTCATATGCTTGTTTAAACAATGACTTTACGAACTCAAAGCCGTACTGATCTAAGATTTCTGTGTCGTAGTATTCATTCTCTACAAGATACTCCAGCTTCTCTTCTAGGCTGTGAAAGAAAACAGTATTAAGATTAACGTGGTCTAAGAAGTAGTGCTTAGCCGCTAGCTTGTCCTTGTCAAATTGAATCTTGCCGTCTGGCCCATAAAGGTTCAGCATTGCGTTTAGTTCGTGATAGCTATAGTTCTTATCCATAAAGTAAATTGAGCCTTTCTTTTACTGTCTTTACATCGTCTTCTGTGCCAAATATTTCTACCCTCGCAATGACTGGCACACCTGTCTTTGCACTAATTAAATCTGCGGCTCTGCAAAAGTGCTCACCGAAGTTTGTGTTTCCAAAACCAACAACACCACGCAACAACGCACGGTTCTCTCTAACGTTTAGAAAAGATCGCACTTGTCGGGGTATTGCTGCTCGTCCCTCGCCACCGCCGTAAGTAGGTACCAGAAGGACATAAGGGCGATCAACGGTAATACCACGATCGCTCCTATCAATAGGTATCCTAATAGCGTCATTTTCATTAAGCCTCTCCACGAATCTTTTAGTATTTCCAGAATAGTTCGAGAAATATACAATGTCAATAGGTAACAATTGTACCGCCCTTTATACTAAATCTGGTGTTTGAATCTTAAAGTATGCCCAACATTTTGTGTTAGACAAGGCCAAAACGATCTAAGTAGTCTTTAACATCGTCTGGAATCTCTTTGGGCTTATATTGTATCACGTTGTCTGGAAGGTCCGCAACATCAACCTTGGGACGATCCCTAAATGTATGAATCTCTACCTCAAGGTTCGTGTTTCTGGGCGTGTGAGAGATAGCATTAAAGATTGATCCGCACACAGCATCCGCCAAGTCCTTTGACTTTTTACGAGGGTGGTCTACCCTGTTGTTTCTCATAATCTTAAGCTCTGTTAGTTCTTCAAACAACAAATCCATCGAGGGCATAACAACACGCTCTTCGTATACTAACATTGCCATATCCTCATAATGCTTCTTGGCTACCGACAGGGTTTCTGTTCTAATACCCACAGCCTTTAGCTCATTCTGAATATCAAATGATTGCCAGCGGTCAAAGGTGACTAGTCCGATGTCGAACCCCAGCCTTCTAAGGTTTTGAATCCACTGCTTTACTTCTGAAAGATCGACGGGGCCCTCTATCCTTGGCTCCCAATAAACTACGGCATCGACTACAACAAATGGGACAACCTGTTCATAATCTTTGATTACCTGTATATTTACCCACTTTTCTACGTGAGCAATTGCCACAGCACACTTGTCATGCTTTTGTGCAAGGTCGGCGTGGACATAGTACTTCTTGTCTGGGTCTGGCTTAAACGATTCGTCAAAGCGCTTAAAAGTATCGATGGGGTTTCTGCCAGTCATACATGCTTGAACCTTTTCTCTTTGTTTAAAGAAAGCATCTGAGGCAAAAGTTGGAACACACAAGAAGCGCATCATTGCGTCTCCAAGGTCTGTATAGAATGCTAGCTTGAAGTCTTCGATAGATCTTGTAGGATTTACTTCCCAAGTAGGTCTTTTAAGGGCAAAGGTGTTGGGATATTTATAAGAGACAATGTGCTCTTCGTCCCAGGTTATCTCTAGGTTGTTACCCTCGGCGTCTTCTGGCAAGTCTGGATTTAAAATAAACTTATGCTGTTTTTGGATAGTGTCTTTTTCAAGTATGGCCTCCTCGTACTTTTGAGAAATGAAGTCTCCTGGATACCTTGGGAAGGATAGAAGCACTACCTTGCCCAGGTCTGGAAAACGAGAGTCTACAGTACCACGAAAGGCCTTGTAAATATTATCTGCGGTCTTTCCTTGGTCATTACCGCTGGCATTTTCGGTGGCAAAGCCAGAGATCTCGTCAAGGACTGCCACCATAAGGTTTAGACCCTCGTGTGATTCACGCTCAGAGTGACCAGAATAAACAGTAATAGATTTATCAAAATCAATGGAGTCCATCTTGGCGTAGTACTTGCCAGCAAACCAAGGAGACTTTTCAATCTTTGTTTTAAAACCTTTAAAGAAAACGTTCTTAGCCTGGGCAGCGTTAATAGCGATATTGATAATATCAATAGCGTCACCAGATGGCTTACCGTAATACCTGGCGGGATCTTTAAGACATAGCAACTTGTATACGATGTATGCTACTGCAACTGTAGAGGTAAAGTCTTTACCACTACCCTTGCCTAGCTGCAGAATGATTTCGTTCTTTGTAAACTTCTTATAGTATCGACTACCCTCTTCGTGACCCATAAGCTCTACAAGATCTTCTTTCTTGTAGATCTGACTCATTGCCTCTACGATGTCATACTGAATTGGAGAAAGTGGAGGCTGATTGAGGAAGGCTTCGTCTTCTACAAAGGTCTTAGCATCCACAGGAATCTCTTCAAATGGATTATCTTTAAGTACCTCTAGAAAATCATCAAACATTGTTTACAATTGTTACCGTTTCATTTAGCTTTTCAGAAGCTTCTGACAGCCTCTTCATAATCTTATCTCTGATCTCTGGATGTTCTGCAGCTACGTCTTTAAGAATACCCATAAGGATATCTTGCCTACGCTCGATCTCTAGCATCTCTTCTGCCAGCTCCTTATTCTCAAGTAGGCCAGCCTTCTGTAGCATTTCAATACGCTTGGACTCTAAATCCATAACCAGCTTGATTCCGTTGGTCTTAGCTCCTAGATTTGCTGTGGTCGTAGCCTCGTCAATAACCTCATAGGCCTGACTGATTAGCCTGCTATAGTGTTCGTCTGCCGCAGCTAAAGCCTCTTTAGCTCTAGCTCGAATAGCAGAGTTGTCAGACGCCATCACCTGCCACTCTTTTATTAAAGCAGCCACCTTGGTTCTTGGAATATCTAACTGTTTAGAGATCTTTGTAGGGTCATTACCTTTTAGGTATTCTCCAACAACTTTATTTACAGTATCAAGGTGCTGTACTAGCTGCTGCTCCTCGTTTGGCACGACGCTTACCCCTCTTCTTAGGAATTCTCTTTACTCGGTCTAGTCTGAATGCCCTTAAGACACCAGCTTTTCCTCGATACATCTCAAAGCAGTCTACCCATTGGGCGCCAGTCTCGGTATTTGTAACCAGACCATCAAACTTGAACCTCATTCCCCACTCATCTTTGATCTTGATGAGTTCGCCTTTTTCAATAATAAAACCATCTACCTCAATCTCTGGGTAGCTAAAAAACTTGGTGGGCGGAAGCTCTACCTTTTTACGGCGGGGCATGTTACTCCTTTGCGTGTGGTTTAGTTTCGTTTAGTGTACTGCTTGTTACTCTATTGTACACTGCTTCGGAGTGAAAGTCAATAAGGTTTTCTACCCCCGTATAAGATAGAGCACTCTTTAGTCCCGCATTAAAATCATTAATAATATCATTAACACTTCCAACAAAAGGAACGGTGGTCGCAATACCCTCTACACCGGATACAACGCCCCTACCCTCCTCCTGTGCCTCCCTAGATGCCATTCCTCGGAAGATCTTGTGTCCATTCACAATTTCTCCAGGAGATTCTTTTGTGCCAGCCAACAGCCTGCCCAGCATCAAAGCGTGTGCTCCTGCGGCTAGAGCCTTAGCGGCATCTCCAGAATTACGAATACCGCCATCGGCAATAAGACTCGGACCTTCGTTGTATGCAACTCGTTCCCTAATGTCCATAATGGAAGAAAGGGTGGGAACTCCGTGACCGCTGACTACTCGTGTGGTGCAAGCAGATCCACCACCAATGCCAACCCTAATCGAATCTGCACCAGCATCTGCCAGTCTGGCAAAGCCTTCCCACGTTGCAACGTTACCAGCCATAATGTGGATTTGGTTTCCAAAAACCTGGCGAAGTTCTTTTACTGCGTTAACTGCATATTCGCTATGTCCATTAGCAACATCTATCAGAACAAGCAGTGCTCCAGCGTTTACTAGCTTTACGGTATCGTGAGCAAACTTACCTCGTGCTCCCACAGATCCTCCTGCAGAACCACCTAGGGCTTTTGCAAGACTAATCTGCTCTACCTGCTTTTCAATTGGCATATATCTGTGAATAATTCCAAACCCGCCAGCCTTACGAATAGAGGATGCCATCTCGTGCTCGCACACAGTATCCATAGGTGCTGCAATAATTGGCATAGACATAGCTATACCATTAAGACCTGTGCCTAGGGTGGTAGACAAACTAACATCACTACGACTAGAAACCTCAGAATGCTGAGGGATCAAAAGGATGTCGTCAAAACCAACCTGATCCTTGTTGCTATACTCTCTCATACCCGTCTCCTTTTTACCTTTTAGACTTTCTTAGTCCAAACTTATCTAAATAAACATATATTGTTGCTACGCTAACACCGCATTCTTTTGCTATGTCTTGTGGTGTTTTTCTGTCTAGCTGAAACCTCTTCTTTAGCCAAAGAGGGCTGGTATAAAGTTTAGCAGGCACCCGTACTCCTTGTCAATTTAGCTTAGACCAATTACGAATAGCATAATGTCCGATACCCACAGCATCAGCTATGTCGTTATCAGCCGTTTTCTTGTCATAGTAGGTGTTTACAAACTTAATTGTCTTTTCTTTTCTTATTTCTCGCTCTTTGGTTTTATACCAAGAATCGCTTTTGCCTGGACTTGAAACTCTAAGATCTGATTTTTCTACATGAGTTAGCCTACCATTGCCAATAAAGGTTTGCCAGGCAACGGGATTGGTTGATTTAATTATCCTTACCCCCGTCAAAGACATGCCGCCTAGAAGTCCTCCTTGAACCAGCGCAAGATCCGCCTGAGTCTTAGGGCTGTTAATAAAAACCGTATGTTCAATAACCACAGCCTCAATCTGAAAGATACCAAAAACAGACTTAGTTTTGTTACATGCGTCAGCGACCTTTTCATATGTATTTGCTCCTGAAAAATGAATCTTACCCATAGCTTCAAGATTTTTTCCGTCAAAGATAGCAAAGGCTAAACTGTTTGTGCTAGCGTCAATTGCACAAAGCTTTTGTGGTGGGCTATTTAGAACGCTTAGATCTACCACCAGAGTTCCCCTTAATCTCTTTAAGAGCCTTAGAAACCTCTGCGGGATTCACAATACAGGTTTGACAAATCGGCTCATCGTTATATGCAGAAAGAGGAGATCCGCAAGCCTTACAGCTGCGTTTCTTTCCCATCATACGGTTACGTCGTGCAACGAGATATCTCTGTGCAATCTTTTCTTTTGTCGCCTCTTCTCTGCATTCAGAAGAGCAGTAAATTTGATAACCTACTTTTGCTTCAAAAGGGTCATCACACCATTGACAAGTTTTCATCTAAGGGCTCCATTGAGTTTATCTTGATGTCTCCCTCACCAGCATCTGCACAGACCTTTACCAAAGGGCAGGACTTGCAGATTTTAGAATTTGAACGGTAGTTCTTTTTAGGCAAGAGCTTATCTTCCCAAGCCTTACGAACTGTCCTCATCCATTCAAATGTTTGGTCTACCCACTTAATATAGTAATCATTTACAACAACAGGAATAGCCAATAGCTCATGGTTATTTTTGTTTTCATAAATGAGAACACCTTTTGCTTTTTTGAGAATCTTCATGTAAATAAGAATCTGGATTAAGTGGCCCGTCTTTGCCTTACCAGTTCTTTTCCGATACTCGAACCCCTCTTGCATGGCTGTCTTGATCTCACCAAGAAGCTCTTCGCCCTCCCAATCAAGGATTACGTCTCCGTATCCAAAGATAGGTGGGTCATCATATAGAATCTTAAACTCTGAATCAATTAGCATACCCGCATCGTCCATAGCCTGCTGAATACGCTCGTGTGACTTTGTACCATTAGTCATGTTGGCACCAGCGAATGCGTCTGCGTTATCCTCAAACGTACCGCCCTCAAAAGCCAAGTACCAGTATCTGGCACACTCGCCATGACCATAAGCAATAGTCGATGGGGCAAAAGTTTTTTTCTGCTGATGCCTTGGACCACGCTTAGCAATGTATCCAGAATTAATCTTTTCAA